ATTATGAAAGACTCAGCTCATAAAGCAGGACCTAAAAGGAGTAAGTAACATGCCAGGACGTGGAATGGGAGCCGCCACCCAAGGCGGAGGGGCAGTAAGAAGTGGCCCTAGAAATAAAGTATTAAAAACCAGAAGTAAGACAACTGGTATTCCGATGTATGCTGAAGGCGGAAATGTTAAAAAACCCGGCAAAGGCGCTATGTCAGCCAAGGATATACTTAAAAAAGCTGCACCTAAAGGCGCTATGTCAGCCAAGGATATAGCCAAGGATATACTTAAAAAAGCTGCACCTAAAAAACCCGGCAAAGGCGCTATGTCAGCCAAGGATATAGCCATTTTGAAGAAGGGGTTTAAAAAAGCTGCACCTAAAAAAGCCAAGCCTGTAAAGAAAAATCGCGGCGGGATGATGTATAGATAATGGCTACATCGAGCACAACAGATTTCAATCTTGCTATAGACGAGATTGTGGAGGAAGCCTTTGAGCGATGCGGGATGCAGATGACGGCAGGTTATCAGCTAACATCCGCCACGCGCTCTTTAAATCTGTTGTTTTTGGACTGGGCCAATAGAGGGTTAAACTTGTGGACCATCGAGCAGGCCACTTCTGTTCTTGCGAAAGGCACTAAAGAAGTTTTGCCTGGCGCTGATACTGTTAATGTTTTATCGGCTGTGATTAGAGATACCGTAAACGGGCAGCAGCAAGATGTGAGTATTTCGAGAATAAGTCGTTCCGAATATTTAAACGTACCGAACAAGCTTACCGAGGCTAGGCCAACCCAATACTATGTCCAGCGAACTATAACGCCTACTATTTTTCTTTGGCCTGCTGCAGACAAAGCCTACACGCTTGTCTACTACCGGATTCGACGGATACAAGACGCGGGCGCTTACACTAACACCGCTGATGTAAATTTCAGATTCCTCCCTTGTTTAGCTTCTGGCCTGGCGTATATGCTTTCTCTAAAGTTTGCAGCAGATCGCACAACCGGATTAAAAGCTATTTACGAAGAGGATTTTCTTCGTGCAGCGAACGAAGACAGAGACACAGCAAGCGTCCATTTTGTTCCGAGCGTGAGCTAAAGTGACTTACGCGACGGGTAGATACGCAATTGCGATCTGCGATTACTGCGGATTCCAATACCCTTACCAGACACTGCGGAAGAACTGGAAGGGCTTCATGGTCTGCCCTGAAGACTACGAACCCAAGTCTCCGCAGATAGAGCCTTTGACTTATCGAGGTGATGCGGTAGCTCTTCGAGATCCTAGAACAGATAGAATAGAGCCCGTGGTAGTTTTCTTGGGTTTACCAGGCGATGCAGCGTTTAATAGTATAGGAAGCGCTAACTACACGTCAGGAACAACAAACATGCAGCCTTTTCCTGCACAACGCCCTGTAGAGGGCGTGGGATATGTAGGCACTGTAACGATAGTGGTGACTTAGATGACATATGACGAGCTAGTCACAAACATACGCAATTATACTGAAGTGGACGCTAACGTGTTCACTAATGCAGTAATTAACACGTTTATCACGATGGCGGAAAACCGCATATTGCGTGACATCGATCTTGATGTTTTTAGAATTGAGGCAACAGGCACGTCTACAAAGGGTAATAGATTCCTAGCTGCACCGAGCACTATTCTTACGCATAGATATTTAATGACAACGATAGGGGGCGTTCAGACTTTTCTTGAATTTAGGGACACATCTTTTCTTAAAGAATACTGGCCGGACTACTCTGTTGAAGGTGTGCCTAAGTATTATTCGGTGTGGGATGAAAACACTTTCTATTTAGCGCCAACGCCCAATGCTAATATTGCTATGCAAATTGGCTACATAACAAGACCGGCGCAACTGTCTGCTACAAACACTACTACGTGGGTAAGCACTAATTCGCCAGAGGCGTTGCTATATGCTTGCCTAATTCAAGCCTACAGCTACACGAAAGGGCCTACAGAAATGCTTCAGTTCTTTGAAGCAAGTTATAAGCAGGCTATTCAAGGACTTGGGATTGAGCAACAGGGCCGTCGTAGAAGAGATGAATACAGAGATGGTATCATTAGGATACCCCTTAGATCGGAGTCCCCCGGACCATGATAAGCACAGCAGGCTCGATGGAAGTAGGCATGGTGAAAATAGGCGCTATATCGGGACGGGGTTTTACCCCCGAAGAGATAGCGGAGCAAGCGTTGGATCAAATTATCTCTATTGGCAATAACTCACATCCTGTCATACAGGCCCAAGCAGAAGCCTTCAGGACAGAAATCAGAGGTGTTCTGGTCAGTTACTTGCGTCAAGCTGTGGCTTCCCATAACACTACCTTAACCAACCGTTTTCGGGATGCAGGACATCCAGAATTAGTAAAACTATTAGAGGCTTAAATCATGGCTATTACAATTGCAACGGCAATGCCGACATCGTTCAAAGTAGAACTTTTTAAAGGTCTACATAACTTCACTGCTGGCAGTACTCGGTTCAGGATGGCTCTTTTTACGGCTGTCGCGTCAGGAAGCGGAACGTATGGCGCTGCGACTACTAATTATTCTGATATGGGCTCGGATGAGCTTGCGACTGCTACAGGATACTCCAGACCGGGCGAGCTGCTAACGTCTGTTACCCCCACTGCTGATGGCACTACAGGAATTTTAGATTTCGCCAACGAAACGTGGGGGTCATCTAGTTTTACTACTTGCGGTGGCTTGATATACGATACTGGAGATTCTAATTCTGCTTGTGCTGTGTTGAGCTTTGGCGGTGACCAGACGGTAAGCTCTGGTGATTTCCAGATTCAATTCCCAGCGGCGGCGGCATCTACAGCTATCATACGCATCGCTTAACAGGAGCGAATTGTGAGTAGCGCGTGGGGTGAACGCCCGTGGGGCTTCAACAGATGGGGCGGTGAGGCCGCCAAGACTGTAGACCTTGACGCTGTCTGGGGCGCTCGCGGGTGGGGCGAAGGAGCGTGGGGAGATAATGGTGTTTCTGTAGCAGGGACCGGCGCTATTGGGTCAGTTAGTTTTGCCTACGGAAACATAATCATTCCGACGGGAGTACAAGGCACAGGTGCAGTAGGCACAGTAACCCTTGACTACACAGGACAGGTCACTCCTACTGGGGTAGCCGGAACGGGGGAAATTGGCACAGTTGGGATTGTTGCAAGCTTTGCGATTACTGGTGTACAAGGCGTAGGCCAGATAAACAGTGTTAGTACGAACACCAGCGATTCAGTTGTTCCCAACGGCGTTGCAGCTACTGGGGCAGTAGGCACAGTTACTTTTAGTATAGGAAATGTGTTCGCTGTTACCGGAGTAGTAGGCACAGGGGCCATTGGCACAGTAACCCCAGCTTATGCCAGAAATGTCGCCGTCACTGGAGTTTCAGGCACTGGAAGTGTAGGGACAGTTGTACCGGAAGTGGCATATACTGTCGGCACAACAGTAGGCACGGGCGCAGTAGGAAACGTAACAAATACAAGAAGTTCGAATATTACCCCTGTAGGGGTTGTTGGAACAGGCGCAGTAGGCACAGTACTAAGAGCGGGATGGACAGTTGTTCCAGACGCACAAACCCCTAACTGGATAGTAATAGACTCAGCAGCATAGGAATTAAATATGGCAACTTATGTAAACAATTTAAGACTAAAAGAGATCGCCACGGGTGATGAAAGTGGAACCTGGGGAACCAGTACTAACACTAACCTGGAGCTAGTCACTGACGGTTTTAGCTACGGCACTAAGCAGATGTCTGCTGATGCTAACGAAACCTTCACGATGCCTGACGCTACGGCAGATGCCACTCGTGGATTCTATTTAAAGATTACTTCGGCATCCTCACTTACGGCTACACGCGAGGTGACGCTTGGACCTAACACGGTCTCTAAAGTATGGCTGATCGAGAACGCTACTACTGGCAGCCAGATCATCACGATCAAGCAAGGTTCAGGCGCTACGGTTAATATTGCCAACGGCTCTAAAGTCATGGTTGTCACAGACGGTGTGGGAGCAGGGGCTGCGGTAATTAACGCCACTCCAACAGAAACGGCTACAGGGGATGTTACGCTTAATGGCACACAGACCCTGACTAACAAGACCTTAACCTCACCAGTATTAGGTGGAATAACTACTACAGCGTCAGGTAATTTAATCGTAGACCCAGCGACACAAATAGTGGAAGTAAAAGGTAATGGGTCTAGTGTAGAAGGGCAAATCAAGCTTAACTGCCACGATAACAGTCACGGACAAACGGTCAAGGCACAACCCCATAGTGCAAGTGTTACCAATACAATGCTGCTTCCAGTAGGGGCTAGTTCAACGCTCGTCAGTCTAGTATCTACCGACACGCTTACCAACAAGACCTTAACTAGCCCTGCTCTTACTACACCCAAGGTCACCACAGGTTTGCAAGATTCGTCGGCTAATTTGGTTATTCCTTTTGACACTAATCAGTATTTTTCTGGGACGTTCTCCGACAAGGTAACTGTAGCGGGAAACACGGGTACGGCTCTTACGATCAACGCCAACTTAGCCAATGTGGTCACTGCAACCTTGAACGGTAATGCTACGCTTACACTAGCTACGCCTAACGCGGTAGCTAATCGAGCAACCTCGTTTACGTTAATTCTCACTAACGACGGTACACCGAATAGGACATTAGCCTTTGCTGGAGGAACTTTTTACTACCCTGGCGGTTCAGTCACGCGCACAACCACTGCAAATGCAGTAGATATCTGGTTTTTCTTTTCTCCAGATAATGGAACAACGTGGTACGTTACGTTGCCCGCTAAAAACTTTACAACTTAATTTATCAGTCTAGGAGACAACACACATGGCACTTACTGAAGAGCAACAATCACAGGTAGACACTCAAAACGCTACAGAAAACAACCGCGCAGCGAACCAAGCTGTGGCGCACGCTAAACAAACAAAGTTTGAATTGATGCGTATGGCTAAAGAAATATTAGTTGAAAACCGCCGCACTCAAGCTGCGGCAGACGCTACAGATATTACGGCAAGTGCGGTAACTACTTTGGCTGCAGATTTGACTACATTTGTAAATAGTTAGTGGAAGCATACGCGTACTTTTCATCCCCCATATACCGTGAAGAACGGCCTGAGTGGGTAGAGGAAACGCGTAAGCACACCCAAAAACATTACGAACAAATGGGGCCTTCGGTAGTTAAGCAAACCGGACACATGGGAAATGACCCTGACCTTGGATATTTGACCTCCTACTTTCGAGACAAGGGGGTTAGTATTCTGAAGGATCAGGGTTACCTAACAGATGAGTATGAGTTTTACGTATCTGGAATGTGGGGGCAAGAGTTCGCGTGTACTGGCAGCAATATTATGCACGTTCATGGGGATAGTCAAATATCAGGGTTCTATTTCTTAGAAGTGCCGAAAGGCGGGTCTTACCCTATATTTGACGACCCAAGGCCCGGTAAACGTATGGCAGACCTGTGGGCGCAGCCTAGCGATCAAGTTACAATGGCGACACCCCAGGTACATTTTAACAACGTGCAGGCGGGGACTATGATGTTGTTCAACTCATGGTTGCCACACATGATCACACCGAACCAATCTGATAACCCGACAAAGTTTATACACTTTATTTTGTCGCAACGAAAAAGGTTTATTTAATGCAGCATGTGATGACTCCGCACTCAAAAAAAATAGAACATTTTGCGTGGTGGGTCGATGCTTTTACTAGTGAACAGCTTGATTGGCTGCAACAGAAAACCAAAGAAGCTACACAAGAGGCGCAGGTTGGCGGTGCACACGGGGGAGAAGTTAACGCCCATATAAGGAGGTCGGAACTTAACTGGTTACACAAAGACCCCGAATGTGCATGGGTTTTTGAGCGGTTAGCTCATGTAGCAGCAAGTTTAAACGCCGACTATTTTGGGTTTGATCTAACCGGATTTGGCGAGGAATTACAACTTACAAACTACCACGAGGCTAGGCAGGGTAATTACGTATGGCATCAGGATTTTGGATCATCGGGAATATCCCGTAAGCTTTCTATGGTGTTGCAGCTTTCTGATCCAAGCGAGTATGAAGGAGGGGAGTTGCAAATACTTACAAAAAGAGAACCCACTAGCATGCCAAAGAAAAGAGGGTTAATTACGGTGTTCCCTGCGTGGACATTGCACCAAGTTACTCCGGTAGTTAAAGGTAACAGACAGACTTTAGTCACTTGGGTTTCAGGACCGGCATTTAGATGAAAGCAGACTATAAAGACTTTATTGGTGTTTTTTCAGAAGTGTATCCCGAAAAGTTTTGCGCTCACTTAATAGAAGAGTTTGATCGCAACCAAACTCTTGGTGCAGGCTCCGATAGGCAAGCAGGCGAAGGCGCAAACAAACACATAAAAGAAGACTACCAAATTTTTTCCAATGGTAAAAATATAAACTTTGAACCGTTTGACGATAAGAGCACGGTGGATATGTTTTTTAAAGGTTTGCAACATTGTTTTGAAGTCTATACTAACGAGTTCTCAACGCTTAAAGGAATAAATATAAACTGCAACAACATGAAGATGCAGAAAACTTCTACTAGAGGGGGATACCACGTTTGGCATGGAGAGCAGGGCAACGGAGCGGAAGCTAACCGTGGGATAGTTTATATGCTTTACTTAAACACGTTACCCACCGAGGCTAACGGAGAAACAGAATTTTTATATCAACAGCGAAGAATAAGTCCTGTTGGCAATACAATGGTGCTATGGCCCGCTGCATTTACTCATGCGCACAGGGGAAATCCTGTTTATGGGGATAACTCCAAATATATTGTTACCGGATGGTTCTACCATGAATAGTTTTCAAAGTGCGGGACACATAAAAGTAGAGAGCTTGGTGGACGAGCAAACAGTAAAGACCATATCTCAATACTTTGAAAACAAAATAAACCGTGGGGAATGGGTGGCTAAGGCTAAAATCTCAGAAGGAGAGGCAAGTAAATTTGGCTACTATGCGGACCCTCTTATAGAAGTAATGTTAAAACAGTGCTTGCCTGCGGTGGAAAAGAATACGGGTTTAGAGTTAGAGCCTACGTACTCTTTTAGTCGCGTCTACCAAGAAGGCGAAGAGCTTACACCGCACACGGACAGGCCGTCTTGTGAAATCAGCGTCACCATAAACGTAGCCTGCACAGGCAAGGTGTGGCCGATATGGATGCAATACGAAGATAAAGACCCTGTAAAATGTATACTTAATCCGGGTGACGCGGTTATATATAAAGGTTGCGAAGTGACGCATTGGCGCAGGAAATTACCCAAAAGCCAAATGAGCGTACAATTTATGCTACATTATTTAGACAAAAACGGCTCACATGCCGAATATAAATTTGATAAGCGGACAGCGTTGGGTTTAGATGCGTCTGCGAGTAGGAGTTAGTTATGCCTATAGGAACTAGTAAAGTAGGTTTGTTCGGCGGAAAACCCACAGTAGCAGCAGGTTGTGAGACTTTTAACGCGTCAGGAACTTTTACCGTACCCGAGGGGCTAGAAATAGTTACCGTCACTGGCAAAGGAGCGACGGGTAATGCGGGAGCCGCAGGCAATCCCGGTGCAAATGGCGCGGGAGGTACTGGTGGACAAGGGGGCACATCTCTTAATTCTCCTAATTATACTCCCGGACCACAAGGCGGCGGTGCGGGACTTGGCGGGGCAGGTTTTGCTGCTAGTGCTCCGGGAAGTACAGGCGCTTCGGGAAATACAGGCGCCGCATCTACAGTATTTTGTTTGCCATTCTGTGGCGGAGCAGGAGGCACTGGAGGAAACGCAGGCACAGCCGGACTTTCCGGTAACACGGGAGGTCAAGGCACTCCTTGGGCAAGTAGTACCGGAGGTAATTGGGGAAACTCGAACGGAGGAACGCCTATCAACAACAACGCCCGAGGCGGTGAAGGAAGATCGGGTGCGGAATACTACG